GTATACTCAATGCAATTAAAAATATGAGTACTGAGGAATTTGATCAATATTGCTTTATTGAGAAGAATCATGAATTCTTCGTTGATGCTTCAGTCATTACAAAGACTGTTGGTACTATGTTATCAACGAAAACATTGGATCATGATTCCATAACTGAAATGCTCAAAGCAATTATATGCCGCACAAACTATGCGGATGTATTGGATTATGCTGTGCCAATATTACAACAAGCTTTAACAACAACTGTTGGTGTTGAAGCTGCTATTGTAGAAATCCTCGAGGGTGGGGATGCTGAGTTACTTAATAAACTCAAGACTGGCAAGCTAACTACACGAACTGATAAGTGGTACTCAATCTTCACACGGGTCTTCAGAGCGGCCCTTGGTCGTGTCATTAATGTTGGCACGAACAACAACCCCAATTGAAGGGGTTGGTCGAAGATTGGCCTCAACTACCCGAAGGCCGAGAAAATAATAGAGGGTATGTGTTATCATCCGGGAATGCTCCCAGACCTGGAGGTAGCAAAAAGTAGCAAACATACTTGGATGTCCAATAAACATGGAATCGAGTATGACATCCCACTAATCAAAGTGGATTGCTCTTGTGGTGGAAAAAGAAGTATGGCTAAGAAAATACTTCCTACAGGCATTAACACTAAACCAATAGTAGTGTATAACCCATGTGCACGAACTTTGTTTTCAGCTTTTAAGCGACAAGTTCGAGAAGTGCCAACCTTTGAACCAGAGAAGATGGAACGTTTCCATCGTTTTTGTGACAAAGTCTTTAAGGATGAAATCATTCCAATATTACAAGACTTTGATTACAATTATGATCAATGGTACAATCATTTAACCAGAATGCAGCAACTGGAATTGGAAAAAATCAACACAGATATGATCGGTAAAGTACAATATAATGTATTTTGCAAGAGAGAAAAACAAGTTGTTGATGATCCTTTAAAATTCCCAAAGAATCGTGCTGTTTCATCACCCAATGTTGAAGTTAAAGAAGTAATGGGCCCTGTTGTTTGGGCATTAGAACACTTCTTTGCCAAGTCATTCAAAGGCTATTGCGGTGGTAAAAACTGGGGTGAAATGGAAGCCAAATACACAGAAAGGTGGAACAAAGGTTATCGACATACTGTCCAAGGAGATGGTAGTGCTTGGGATCAAACCCAATGTCATGAAATGAAATACATTGATAGGCTGGTTTATAACTGGCTTGCAGATAATGATAAGATCAAACATGTTGATCCGAATGTATTTCGTTCTACAAGCACAATGCAATACAGAAAATTTGTGGCATCATATTTCTATGATCATGTAAAAGTCACATTAGCTGAATCATTAGTCGATGGCACAGTTGCATCTGGTAATCCAGATACAACTTGGGGAAATACAATGCGAATGGCAGTCCTTCAACGTTTCTGTTTAACTGAAGCAGGATACGAAGAAGATGATTTCGAACTCGACTGCAAAGGTGATGATTTCTTAATTTTCCTAATGTATATTAGGAATACGTTACGAGAAACGTATTTAAATTACTGGGTTAACCCAAAGAAACAGTACCTTGGTGAATCAACAATTCACGGTTTAGGCGTAGTGTTGAAATTCCTGATTATAGGAGGATTTGAAGACATTGACTTTTGTTCAACAAATGTAATACAAGAAGACACAAAATTCAAAATTGTTAGACAAGTCAATAGAATGAATCCACTTAGTCACTACTCTGCAAATGCACTCAAATATTCAAATGCGCAACTAAAACAATATTATTTTGATTTAGCG